TCATCTGTTTCCTTATTAAGCAATCGCTCGATCTGATCTAATATTTCCTTTTCTGTCATAATTCGTCAATATTTATGACTGGATTTAGTGGTTGAATATATTTAACCTCTAATCCCTCTACAATTTGCCCCAAAACTTCAACCTGCCTTTGATCTGTCAAGTACGGAAAGTCCTCATATTCTCTCTCAATTATTTCCCTAACCTTGCTCCAGTTCTCCCATAAGACCTTATCATAATCGTCTTGCACTCTATTCGACAAAATAGCAATGATTGCGCTTTCTGACTTGTCGCTGAATGGTTTGTATTTCATCAATGCCTTTTCCAACATTACCTTATAAGGGTTATTTCGGAATTGTCGCTCAATGATTTTAGTTTCATATCCATTAAGGATTTCCTGACTAATCCCGGCAACTCGCCCGGCTGCATATCTTTGAATTAAGTCTGTTTCTGTTTCGAATTGATAATCTAACGGATAAGAATGTTGAACCTCTAATTCGTTTATCTCATAATAATCTCCTATCAACTGAACAACCCTCTCAAATACAATGCTAATCTTTTCGGTGTATGGTTGTAGCTTGTCGTATATGTTCTGATATTCCAGCATCTTTTCAGTCGCCGTTTTGGCGATCTCTGCCATTGAATATACTTCTTGATTGAATATTGCTAACAATATTGATCTTATTAGTGAATCCACTTTCCTGTCTAAATATTCCGGCGTTTGAATGTTTGGGCTTTCTGTATAGCTGAAATTCTGCAGGTTAGGTATCTCATTTGCTAATGCCCCATCTGGAACGGTTATCATTACAATATCCTGTTCGCTTGTGTGATAATCTGCCCCTGTGCCTTTGCAGGTTCTACATACGCTCATGTCGGGATAATAACCAGTATCACATTCCGGATCTTTACATTTAGTCGTCAATAAGAATCGCTTTGGGAACGTATGCAAAAACATCACAAGTTCCTGTAATGAATTTGTGTTGATCAATTTTTTAAGTAGAGGAATAGCAGGTTCTAAAGGCGTAACCCCTGTTTCATTGACTGTCCTTGCATCTAAATAAGTCCTCAAACTAATCGCCGGGCATTGTTTGCTTGTGTTGATATACTCATTAATCGCAAAGCGCCTTGTTTGTTTATTGCTTTCAATAAGTAAGTCAGTAAACCCTAAATTCCCTACTTCGCCCTCAAATGTTATGTCAGTATATTCTAATACCCTCCCAGCTTCATACTCGCAATAATCATATACCTTTTGTTTGCGACCTTGTGCATCTTTAACCTCTCTTTCTTTTACCGTTGTGATCTTTATAGTCTTACCCCTTTTTTCTTCTATATAAGCTACCTCATTACTTGGAATAACTTTGTGGTTTATCTCTATATCAATCGCTGCGCCTGTATCGCTGTAAATCGTATCGGGTAGTATTAATAGATATGCGTTTGGATCATAAAAAGTATAATAACTCATTAAATCGTGTATATATTCTTCCAAAGACTGGTGATCATGGAAGTCATACACTTGTTTTTCAATCATCTCCAACCTTGCCTTGTCTGTCGAATCAATCCGCTTTAATACCCCACTAACTCGCCTTACCTTGTTGTAATAGTTTTGTGTAATTGAAATAGGTACTTGGGTGATTGAGTTTGTAATATCCTCCCTTTGTTTCTTTTGTTCCGGCGTTTCCCTTTTTCTTAAACTTGTTAGGATCTCATTCTGTCCATCGCCTGTCGCTAAAATATAAGCAAGGTTCTTCACCTCTTGCGTTCGCTTGTAATGTTTATGTCTGTATTCCTTGACAATTATTTCCTCTATATTCATATTTTTGGCGTATTAGCAAACCCGAAGCCAGTCATCGTGGCTGATAGGTTCATTAAGCAATAATATCTTACCGCATCCATGGCATGATTAAAAGCGTCAATGGGTTCGTTGGTATATTCCCCATTTAACAACATTTTATACTTGTATTGCTTCTGCTCTTTCATGAATCCTAAACTGCGATTTGTTACAAATATACGGCATTTTTTCATGATATTTAACCCATGTTTGACCGAATCAATGCCCTTTTTAGCTGCCCTTATATTATAGTTTGCCCGGCGTATTTCCTCGATCGTAGAGGGGTTCGCTGAATCCCCATAAATAGGCATTGTCTTGCTTAATCCGATCTCATTAAATCTTTTAATAATATCGCTATCTGTTAACCCGGTTTCATATATCACCTCATCTAAATACAGATCAATGGTTTTTGTTTCTCGGTTGTTTTTATATCCACAAATATATAATGCCGTTGGATCATTGGTAAATCCAAAATCCATACCACCTGCTTTACTTTTTATGTCGTCTGGTAATTCGTCAATAATATTAATAGTCTTAATAATTAATCCCTCCACCTTACCATACTCCCCTAAACCGTAAACCCTCCATAATTCCGGATCTGTATGTTGTAGGTATTCTATTTCTTGTTTCTGCGCATCTGTTATAAAAGGGTTATTTGTATATGTGCTGACAATAACGTCAACATCATTCTTTTGCGCTCTCCGCTTTTGCTCAATTTCAGTATTGATCCATACATACGGATCGCTTGGGTTAAAGTCAATCAATATCAAATTTGTTGTCCTTAAAAGCAACTGCATGAACTCGGTCTTAAAACCTAACTCGTTGGCTTCATTACAAAATAGTATATTTGATTTATAGCCCCTGATTTTTTGTTGATCGTCTGCACCAAAAAACTCAACGGTGCGCCCTTTGTATGAATAAGTCCGGTTAGTCTTGTTTACTTCAACTATCGACAAGGCGTTGTACTCTTGAAGAATGTCATGGAAATCCCTTTGAACGGTTTTATGGATTGTTGTTGAGTATTTCCTTACTACGCTGCAAATTCCGGTTTCTATTTTTAGGTTATCCCTTATTTGCCCGGTTAGTAACCATAACATAATTTGCTGACAAATAGAATATGTTTTGCCGGAACGTGTCCCCCCTCGATTAATTACAATTTTCTTTGTCGTCCTCCAATTCTCGACAAATGTCTTTGTCGCTTGGACTTCCATTATACTATCTTAATCTTAATCTCGCTTAAATTAATAGGGTTTTCTGAATCTCCGGAAATGGTTTGATTGGTTAGCGCTTTTAATTCCGCTTGTGATGCTAATAACTTATATAAAGCAATTTGAGTAGTGGCGTTGTCTGAATCATACCACTTTTTGCGCAGGTTATTTTTTATGTTTAATTTGTTTTGCTCAATCGCTTCTTTTATTAGGTGAAATTCGTGTAAATTATGATTGTAGAATGTCTTTTTATCGCATGGCAAATAGCTAACCAAATCCTCTATAAAGTGAATGTTTTTACTCTTTATTATTTCAAGTGATTTCTCAATTAACTCTTCCGTTTTGTATGCCATTGTGAACGTTTTTTAGGTATTCTTTGTATTGCTTTTTATCTCCATATTTAATATGACAATCCCGGCATAATGCCATTAGGTTGCTAATATCATTTTTATCCTTTGTTCCACCCATTCCCCTGCACTCAATATGATGAATATCCACAGCCGTTTTATTGCAGACTTCGCAAGGTATCTTACAATCGGTTGTGAATCCCATATTTTTGAGGTAGGTTTTAACATAATGTTTCATTTTTTCTTTTTAGGTTTAGGTTTTGGTTTTGTATTTTTTTTAATTTTTATTGGCGTTTCATCCATTTTTTCTTTTAAACTCATTTTTCTTTTATTTTAATTTTGTAATATTGTTTTCCTCCTTTATTTTCAAGAACTATATCGTCAATTTTCCATTTTGAATTCCTTTTAAAAAGGGTTTCTTTTTCCTCTGGGAATATTGAAATATCTTGAACACTTTTGCCTGTTTTATGACTTATCACTTCAAATAAAACTGGAGACTTGTCTTGTGCTTTTATGTGTTTCTCTAAAATATCTAATGCTACATTACGGCTTTTTGTGGTGCTTGTGTACCCGGTAAATGTTAATTCAACCCCCTTTGCTAATTTCCTAATATCTGAATCATTTAATCTTGTTGCCCTGTATAGGTTCTGCTGCTGATCTTTTGGCAATGAATCTAAAGCCATATCTAAATTTTGAATATAAGCTTTATCTGCATCATTTAAATCATTGTCTCTTATTTTATAATTAACCTTATATCCTCTTAACGTATAAATTTCAATAGTTTTTTCAAGCACATTTTGTTCTGTAATTTTCCTTGTTGTCACATTTCTGTAATTATCTTCTCCATCGAAGGCTTTTTTATAATTGTCTAAAGCACTTGCTTGTTTATTTGTAGTGTTTCTTGACACTATTGTCTGTCCTGATCTACCTCCCATTGTTTCTTTTTTTATCCCAATAACTGTCTAAAAATATAAAGATATCGCTTTTATAAGATTCCCTGTATCTTTTATTGCATTGAAACAATATTTTTAATGGTTTAATTCGTTCAATTAACTCATTTAAGCCATCATCAAAGTATTTTTTATGCTCTTCTCTCCTGCAACCTGTATTTGATATTGCAACTACTGAACCATCTTTGATTCCATTAAAGCAAAATTCAAATGAGGAGTAATCTGACCATGATATTGTTGGAATTATTTTAATTCCATTTTGCTGCCAGACGTGTGCTACTAATCTATTTCTATAAACATTCCATTTTTGCATTGGCGTTGGCATTCCAACTAAAAGACTAAAGTCAGGCGACATTACATATTTTGCCTTTTTAAAAATATCCAAATATTTTATCGGACTATTCCAAAACCTATCCAACAAATAGTCATCAATAAACATTGATACTAAAGACTCCTCATTTATTGTCTTGTAATTATTTGCAATGCTTACTTGATAGTTTTTAACATCATATTGATCCCCTATTTCCGGATAATCCCCTTCAAAATCAATAAACCTTATATTTAATGAATCTAAACTACCTCCTGCGCTATTCCAATTATCGCTGCTTCTTGTTTGCATTGGTTTTTGGTTTTATCGCACTA